TATAATATTTTGTGCGAACTCAATTGTGTCTTTAACTTTTTCATTTGCGATTACCTTTCTTACTTTCATAAGTTTTGTGAACTGAATTGTAAGAGATGATGATTCTTCTTTTTTGTTTTTTAACCACTCGTAGTACTCACCCATTAAATCTTTATACTCTCTTGATGAGGTTCTTAAATAAACCGGGGTTATTATTTTTTCAGGTAAATCTAACACCTCTTCTTTTAATCTACGAAGAATTTGTTTTGATGTCCTATCTCGGAGTTCTTCAAGATTTGAAGCCCCGGTTACGTTCCATACTTTTCTATTACCAGCTCTAAACTGATACCCCTGACAATAACGAATTGCATACGCCATCCAGTTTTGTGCCACCGGACTTTCAATAATATTAAGAAGATTATAATAGTTGATTGGTCTTGATGTCATTGGTGTTCCAGTCAAAAGCCAAACTTGTTTTATATCTTTAACAAAATTGTTAATAATTTTTGTTCTTTGAGCTTGAGCGTTTGAAACCATATGGGCTTCATCTAAAATTACTAAATCATATTTTGTTTTAACAAGTTCAGAATTTTCTTTGTCTTTAGGATCGTAAAAGTTTTTTAATATGTCATAGTTTACAATTGTAAAATCTTCATCTGTTGAGTATTTTTTTCCTTCACAAATGTAAACACTCCTATCGGTATAGTTTTTTATTTCTCTTTCCCAGTTAATTTTAAGTGACGCTGGACATATGATTAGAATTTTTTTAGCACCAGTCTCAAGAGCTCCAATAATTGTAGAGGTTGTTTTTCCAAGCCCCATATCGTCTGCCAATATAAATCTTTTTGACCCAACAAGTTTTTCTATCGCTTCTTTTTGGTGAGACAAAGGTGGTCTGTGACCATATTTAGAATAATCAATATCAACCTTTTCTATCGTATGTGATTTTATTAATGATGATTTTGGTACCCAAAATTCTGATAAATTATCCTTCTCAAAGAACTTACCCCAAATATGGTAGGACTTATCTTTTTCAACAAGTAGTTTTTCAATATAAACTTTTTCTGGTATTTCAAGTAGGTATCTATCTTTAGCAAACTTATTTGCAAAATAAGAATCAAGATCAACCCACTTCCTTGCAACCTTTGGTTTTACATCAAAATAATTAATAATATAATCAGCCTGAGTTCTTGTGGGGTAGAACTTTTTATTTACATCCTTTTTTGATTTCATATAAAGGATATAATTGTTAGCACCACTATACGAGTCTAACAAATCAAGAGCTTTGTGTTCTATTAGATTATTTTTTAAATCCAAAACTAAATAATATATATAAAAATAAACAAAAAAAGAATATTTATCAATAAATAATCAATATGGAAAATAGAATTCCTGTAACAAGACTTGGTAAATTTTTTGGGGATACCGATTTTAATCTTGAAATAGAAATGGGTCAAGAATGGTTAATTGGTGATTTAAATTTTACTTGTGTGTTATATAAAGTTGATAGGTTAAAAACAAAAACAGATGATGTGTATGGTGAAACTGTTTCAGATGGTATAAAGTTTTTACCACCAATTGAGTTTAATGCGTATATCCAAGTATTGGCACCAGAAAATAAAACGGTTGGAACAACAAAAAATGCACAACTTGAACCCGGAAACATTACGATATCTGTTTATCTAAAAACTTTAGAAGATTTAGGGATTGATATTGATCTTGGTGATTATATAGGATATTATGATAGTGAAAATTTTGTAAGATATTATACTGTTGTAAATGATGGTAGAGTAACTTCTGATTTTAAACACACATACAGAGGAATTCGTCCATTCTATAAAAGTATCACTGCGGCTCCTGTTGGACCTAATGAATTTAGAGGATTATAATAAATGGCTTTACCTAAAAAAATAAAAAAATATATCCCACTTACGGAGGAAAAAACTCTTTTACCTAGAAGAAGAGAACTTCGTGATATGATTGAGGCCGATGGAACATTTCTTCCTAAAAGTTTACTACATGCAGATCTTGATAGAGGGTTTTTAGATTTTGTAAGAGACCAACTAACTTGTGTTGTTGAGGGAAAAACAATTCCAATGATTGATATTTTAATTACAACACAAAACTGGGCACAATTTACAGAGACTTGGGACTTCCAAAACATTGATAAAAATACAGAACCACCATTCATAACGGTAATAAGAACTCCGGAGGTCAAATACGGAAATAATCCGGCGATAGTTTATAATATTCCGAATAGAAAATTATACTTTTATATGAAAGTACCAACTTGGGACGGAAATAAAAATGGGTATGACATTTATAAAATACCACAACCGGTTCCTTGTGACATTACATATACAGTTGCAATTGTTTGTAATAGAATGAGAGAGATTAATAAATTTAATCAAATTATTCTTGAGAAATTTTCATCATTACAATCTTATCAAACAATAAAAGGACATTATATACCATTAAAACTTAATAGTATTGCTGATGAATCGGTGATGGAACTTGAAAAAAGAAAATACTACATTCAAAAGTATGAATTCACAATGATGGGATTTTTAATTGACGAGGATCAGTTTGAGGTAAGTCCCGCAATTACAAGGACGTTTCAAATATTTGAAACTGAAACTCCATATAAGAAAAGAAAGAAACGACAAGAAAATCCACCGGAGCCACAGGTGTTTGAATTTGTATTCCCAACAACAACCGATGAAACTGAGGAGTTAATTAACTACACATTTAATTTAGAACTTATGTCATCTGAAAATGTAAGTTCATTCCAAGTTTATATTAATGGTGATTATTATGGTGAAAATCTTAGTCAAATACAAATCAATACAAACGATACTTTATCATTACAAATTGTTAGGGTAAATGCTACTGAGGTTGCAAAGATAACATACATGCAACAACTAATTTAATTCTCTCCGTAGATATCTCTTTTTTCTTTACATTTCTCAAAGATTAAGTTCTCTAAAAACTTATACATTTTGATACCACGTTTATCACAATAACTCTTTAGAGTGTTATGAGCTTCAACAGAAATCTTTAAATTTTTTATCTTTTTTGGCTTATTTTCCATAGGTAGAAAAAAGGTAGAAAAAATTCTTACCAAAATATAAATAGTTTATAAGAAGTAAAGTTTTTACGAAAATTACTAATATTTATTATTAAAATAAATTAATAAAACATTTTTAAAACTATGGCTACTAACAGTAAAGTTTTTGTATCACCAGGTGTGTACACTTCTGAAGTAGATTTGAGTTTCGTTGCACAAAGTGTTGGTGTTACCACATTAGGTATTGCCGGTGAGACTTTAAGGGGTCCAGCATTTGAACCAATCTTTGTTAAGAACTACGACGAATTCCAAGTTTATTTCGGTGGAACTTCACCAGAAAAATTTGTAAATACACAAATCCCTAAATATGAAGCGGCATATATTGCTAAGTCATATTTACAACAATCAAATCAATTATTTGTAACAAGAATATTAGGATTATCCGGATATGATGCGGGTCCATCTTGGTCAATTGTAACTAAAGCTAACTTAGATCCTAAAACATTGGATTATTTTTGTTTAAGTGGTGTAACAGTTGATTGTGAACCAGTATGTGTTGTTAAAAAAGAATTGTCATTCTCAATTCCTTTTAGTGCTTGTACACTCAATCCAACTAACGTATTATTCTTAGGTGCTTTTCCGTCTGACATTGAAAGTATGTTGACTGAGGAATATGAAGAGTTAGATGGTGACATCACAACTCTTGATGACCAAATTAGTTTAATGGTCTCAGATGTGATAACAAGTAGTAACCCATCAACTGCGGAAGATGAGGTTGTTTACTATTTTGGTGCTATACCAGAAAGTGATTACACATATTTAAGTACAACAGGATATACACAAGAAACAAATGTTTTTGGTGTTGAGTCAATTCCTTTTGAATCTTTAGACACTTCATCACCACTTAACGATGCTTGGTATTATGCCCTTATGGACAATGTTGGTTCAGGTCTTTATACTGGTTATTCATTCTTTACAACAGTAACGGATTTAACAAATATAACACCGGTTACAACCACAACAACAAGTGCGGCACCAACGCCAACACCAACACCAGATCCTTGTGTTACTTTAACTCCAGTTCCACCAACGCCAACACCAACAGCCCCAATTGTAAATGAGTGCTATTCTGGTAATGTTACTGGTGTTATCTATTATTACACTGGAACATCATACACTGAATATGATGACTTAGTTGTTGTAACTTTAAGATCAAGAGGTATCTCAACTTATAGTACTGATGTTAACCCAGTTTACGAAATCACTGGTGTTACTGATGTTACTTTAGATATGACAGGTGTTTATTCTTCAGTTAAGAAAAATCCTTTCGCTAAATTTGCAATCAATGCGACAAATAAAGTTGGTACTGATTTTGACTTTGAGGTTTCATTGTCTTCAAACGACTCTAAAAATATCAATAAAGTATTTGGGAAAAGTAACTTTGGTAAACCAAGATTACAAACACCACTTATGGTTGAAGAAAATTTCCAAACTCTTTTAAGTTATGGATGGAATAAAGGATTTATTAGAGGATTAAGTTCTGAACTTGTAACAACAGAAGAAGCTCAAGCAAATGACCCTAATACAATTGGATGGTATTTAGATAGATTCCAGTCCCCTGTAACACCTTGGGTTGTTTCTGAAGTTAGAGGTAATAAAGTATTCAACTTATTTAAAGTTTATAGCATTTCTGATGGTAATTCAGCAAACACTGAAATTAAAGTGTCAATTTCTGATATTTCATTTAATAATTTAACATTCACATTATTGATTAGAGATTATTTTGATAGTGATGCTAACCCAACAGTTCTTGAAAAGTTCACAAATTGTTCTATGAACCCACAAGAAAATAATTTCATCGCTAAAAAAGTAGGAACTCTTGATGGTGAATACGTGTTGAATTCTAAATACATTTTAATAGAGATGAATGAGGACGCACCAATTGACGCTCTTCCTTGTGGATTTAGAGGTTATACATTTAGAGAATATCCGGGA